GTAGAGATAGACCCAAAGATTGCTGCAATATACCAAGACTTCTTTCCTAATGATGAGGTGGTGGTTGGGGACGCTCACGCCTATTTATTAGAGCATTTTAAGGAGTTTGACTTTATATGGAGTAGTCCGCCATGTCCCACACATAGCAGGATGAGGACATTAAAGGTGGCACAGGGTTGTAATGTTGTATATCCAGATATGGCGCTATATCAGGAGATATTGTTATTAAAGTATTGGTTTAAGGGGAAGTGGGCGGTTGAAAATGTAATAACATATTATGAACCCCTAATAACCCCCCAAATATCAAATAATCACTATTTCTGGACTAATTACCCCATAAATAAGAAGAAGAATGAAAAAAGGGGAATAAGGGGACAGGATTTTGAGCATTTAAAGAAAAGGTTAGATATGGGTTATATTGAAGGGAAAACATTTGAGAAAAAGGTATTAAGGAATTGTGTTGAGCCAGAATTGGGCAAAGAGATATTTGAGTTTGCATTTAATAAAAAACAAGAGGTGCTATTTTGAAGCGTAATATGAGCATCTCTTTCGATGAGGAAATTTGGGAGAAGTTGAGAGATATGAGGAATTCTAGTGATTTTGTGAATGCTTTAGTGACCGAGAGTCTGAATGCTGGAGATCATGAATCAGAGGTGTGTGAGTTGTGTGGTAAAGAGGAAATGCCTCTAATATGGATAGTTCCTGATGAAAAGTTGGTTTGTTCTGGGTGTGAGAAGTCTTTAGTGTGGAAATCTAAGCATAGCGTAAACCTATGATCTCTGGCCTATTTACCAATTCCTATTAAATTAACTATTAACTTAATAGTTTTTTATTGTTTATATAGATTCATATGTATGTCACTTATATATAAAGCTATCTAAGCCTTTATATACTAGTGAATGCGAAAGTTCGCACAACCCACTCTCAACCCACGATATTACCACTAACTTTATTAATGCACTTCACTTTGAGAATGTAACATTCTCAAGGGGGAGTTCAGGCAATTAACCAAAGCCAGCCCATTCGTGTCTCTTTCTTTTCCATAGGAAATCGAGTTATTCGTTTAACCGATTAACTACTGTGCACTAAGGTGAAATACCTTCCATAGGAAATAGGGGTCGATTAACCTTCATTTCCTGTGGAAATAGCCCAAAATACCTCACATATGCCTGAAATACGTCATTATACGCATTTTAAGCCATTCTAAGGGACTTTCCGACGTTCTAGGGGGGGGAAGGGAAGGGGGGGGTCATCCCCCAGAAACTTTTTTTATAATAATATTTAAATAGTAATACTTCTAGGTATTATAAGATGAGGAGAAATTTTAATAAAGAGCACCTGATATGGAGAAAAAGGGTGATTGATAGAGATGGAGGATGTGTTGTCTGTGGTAAGACTGGAAAGTATATGAATGCCCACCACCTAATCCCAGCGAATTTTATTAAATACCAATTTGAACTAAATAACGGACTCACTCTCTGTGCTGGATGCCATACACTCGCAAAGTTCTCCGCCCACAAGAACCCCATTTGGTTTTGCAAGTGGTTAGCAAAGAATAAGTCAGAACTCTACTGGATAGCAATAGATAGACTGCAGGAGTTGGAAGAGGAATGATGAAGTATGATAAATGGCAGCAAGAGATCCTAGACGCAGAGGGAGACATACTGGCAAATACAGGCAGACAAGTAGGCAAAACCACAGTATTTAGCCACAAAATTGCCAAATATATGCTAGAACACCCAAAACACCAAGTCATCGTAGTAAGCCTAACAGAAGACCAAGCCCAACTGATTATAGTGATGGTTTTGGACTATTTGGAGCGAAATCACAAGAAACTCATCAAAAAAGGCAAAAACAAGCCAACCAAATCAAGAATCTGGCTCACAAACAACGCACACGTAATATCCCGACCAGTTGGGAACACAGGAGACGCCGTGAGAGGCTTCACAGGCAACGTTCTCTATATTGATGAGGCGTCTGGAATGCCAGAACTCATGTGGAAGGCAGCAATGCCAACACTGATGACCACAGCAGGACAGATCTGGATGTCTAGCACTCCACGAGGAAAATTTGTAGGATCTGGAACAAAAAAGAACTTCTTTTTTAAGTGTTGGGAGAACTTAGAAGAACGATGGCAAGTCTTCAATATTACATCAAAACAAGTCATAAAGGAACGAACAATCACAGATGACTGGACAACTGAAAAGAGAGACAAAGCCTTAGTGTTCTTAGACAACCAACAATCTCTGCTGACCGAGATGGAGTTTCAGCAGGAGTATGAGGGAATGTTTTTGGATGATATGAGACAGTGGTTTGATGATGACCTGATACAATCCTGCATGACTAACTCAAGACCAAACCATATCAAGAAAGGAGATTATTATCTAGGTGTTGATATTGCACGTATGGGAGAGGATGAGAGCACTTTCGAGATCATAAATATGCAGGGAGATCACCTAAGCCACATCGAAAACCAAATCACCACAAAAACCAAACTCACTGACACCACCCATCATATAGAGGCTCTTCATCTCCTCTATGATTTTTCTAAAGTCTTTATAGACGATGAAGGGATTGGTGTCGGTGTTCTTGATATGCTACTGGAGAAGGACAATGATTGCCGAAGCGTAACAATCGGAATCAACAACTCCAAACAAATCATAGATAAGGACGGAAGAGGGAAGAAACTACAGAAAACACTCCTCTACTCCAACCTAAAGAGACTAATGGAGACAGGAAAGATATCACTCCTCGATGAACCTAATGTCTTCCAGTCTCTTAAGAGTGTTCAATACGCCTACTCAAACGACTCTTTAGGAACACGACACCTTAAAATTTTTGGGAATTACACCCATATTACGGAAGCACTTGTCAGGGCGGCGTGGTGCGTAAAATACAAAGATTTAAATCCAACCATCTACACTATAAAGATATGAAAGAAAAGATAAGTCCCACGACTACCCCAAACTTCGAGAAAGGTGAATCATATGTTCTGGAAGATAAAGACTATTTACTCATAGAAGCAATCAACAACCTATCAAACGAAATAAAAAAGGGGCGACTAAATGGCTGATGAAGGAACTCTAGCAACGACAGCCCAAGTCCTCCTAGCAATAGGACAGGGAGGAAGTGCGGCACAAATCCTAGAAGCTAATACAAATATATGGATACTTCAAGCAGAGAGTTTAATGTCCTCGACAGTAGATTATGACCTAGTGGCAAACTATGCAACATTCACAGCATACCAAAAACAACTGTTAGCTCTCGCAGCAAGTAGTAAAGCAGCTATGATAGGAATAAACCAAGACCAAAATAATTGGGATTTGGCAGTTTCACAATCTAAATTAAACGTCCTAGATAGTCTCTATAAAGAGAGTATGGAAATTATCCAAGTCCTAACAGCCTAATGGTAATGAATCAACCATTTACAACAACTAACAGGCTATTGGCTAGTTATAGTTTTAGTGAGTTAATAAGTAATTTCGGAATAGTTGAGTTTTATCCAGCTTATTCAGACAGTTTAGTAGCAGGAGATGAGCCATATTTAGCAACAAAAACAAACAGAAGCACTAAAAAGAACGCTCAAAAAAAGAACGACGAAACAATAACTTTTGATAGTTCTCCATTTACTACACCCCAAACAATACTAGGCACAGCGACCTTAACTTTTTCTATGGCAATAAACAGAGTATACGCAGGAACAGCCTCTGGGAACTGGAATTTTGAGTTAATAAGATTAAGGGGAGCAGTTGAGACATCAATAGGAACAGCATCAGGCGACCAGATAACAACAGTATCTGCAGGAGCATGGGCATCCTTCACAGAGAGTTTAACACGAATGCCTTTAACAGAAACTAATTTTGCAATAGGAGACGTTTTAAGATTAGTTCTAACAGCAACTACTAGAACAGCAGGATCTTACGACGATATAAGAATTTACACAGACCCAGAAAATGAAACAGCAGACGGGATAGAAACAATTTTTAAAGTAGGAGTGCCTTTTAAGGTAGGAAACTAATGGCAGACTTAAACTTATCACGAGCAACAACCACAGACTTCACAAGCACAGTCCCAGACTTCATAGTTAAAAGCATGGCTCTAGATGTGTCTAACGCAAACGAGGAGACTTATGTTTATTTTGATACTGCCCCAGAGAATTTTGGATATATTCTAAACCACCCACAAGTTAGCTCCCCGTTATATGCTCTTTCAACGTGGGCATTCGGACAGGGTTATGATTCCGACGATATACAAATGAAAGTCATATTACCAAAGATAGATGGAAATGGAAAGGAGACCTTTGGAGAAATAATATGGAATCATAGTGTGGTTAAGCTGGGGTGTGGGGATGCTTTTATGGAGATAGTAAGAAATAATAAAGGGACATTAGTAAACTTAATCAACATATCCCCAGAGAGAGTAAAGGTTGTTTTTGTAGGAAATAGGATTAAGCGATATGAAGTTTATAACGGGACT